ATCTACTCTCGTGTTGGTGGTGGTGCGATCTCTATTGTGTTCTTCTCGTGATTGATCTTGATGATATAAATCCCCAAGGCTGCCAACCATTCTGCTAGTACCGTCAGGTCTGAGTTCTTCATACATTAGGTACTCCAATTGTCCGTTTTGTCTCTTCTATACCCTTTGCTAAGTATAGATCATTGAGGTCTAATCCAGCCGGAAGCGACACGATTGTAGAGTTCATTACCTCCTGAGCTACCCTCCTTGAAAACTCTGCCCCAGGATTAGAACCATCATCCTTAACATCATTATCACCGATAATATAAATCTTGCCATAGCCAGTAAACATCTTACTAAAGTGGGGTTTCCAAGCAGCAACACCAGGAACTCCAACTGCAGGTATACCTAGTACTGCAGAACAAATGATTGTATCTAGCTCACCCTCACAGATTGCTATATATTCACTAGATAAAATGATGTCATTAACATTATAGAGATGACCCTTCTGCCCTAATGGTGCACCATACTTAGGTTTGCCATCATCTAATCTTCTAAACTTAAAGCCAACACAGTGTCCTAGTACTGTTATATACGGTATAGATAGCCACCCTTGGTAGTTCTCGTGGGTTGCAAAAGGTTCCTTTATGTAACCTAGTAGGTACTGGTCAGCTACCTCTTTAGATATCCCACGACCTTCTAGAAATGCCACCGCTTCTTCGTTTAGATCTTTGTTGTATTGCACCGCCGCTTCCAGCGATGATTTCAATTGCACGGGCGAGAGCATCTTTGAACTCCATATTCTCTTTGATACTAATAATGTTTACTGCGTTGCCACCCTTACCGCAAGTATGGCAATAGTACAAATTCTCCTGCGTATTTATTACTGCACTTCTCCTACTGTCGCTATGTAAGACACACCTTACAGAACAAGCCCTGCCTTCTCTTACCTCACCGCCATAGTGGGCAACGATTACTCCTATGGGGATTGCGTTTGCATCAGTGGTACCTTTGTACCTTTTCTTACGACCCACCCTGGACCAGTCTTGTGTTGACATCCGCAATCTCCTTCGCACTGCTCGTGATAATCTCTTGCTTTAAATACAATACCTTCTAGGTTAAGCCTGCCTGCCTCTACACAAGGACCACAAATCATTTCTTCTCCTCTAACCATTGTGTTAGATCTTGGATCACCCAAGTCTTTTCTATTCCTGCGTTTCTTCTTTTGAAAAGAACATAAGATAAAGGCCTAGCAACGCCACGATGCTTAGCATAATTATCAGCTTCCTTTTGCGCTTCATCCCAGAACTCCTTTAGGTTCAACTTCTTAGTATTCTTTAACTCAAAGACAAAGGTTTCACCGGCAACTATAACTACTAGATCACCCTCATCCTCACTACCTGATAAGCGTAAGCGTTCAGCCATTACGCCCATCTTCCTAAACCATTTCATTACATCTACTTCAAACTGAGAACCCTTTTGTTTATTGTACTTGGCTGACATTTAGTAGGCTATCCCTTCTGTGCATCTGACCTAGTGCATCAGCATCATTGATCTGACAGACACCATAGTTCACAAATAGAGATACATAATCTGAACCATCTGCTGTATGTGGACCAAACCTATTCTTAACTACTGCCACCTGTAACTCACTGTTGTAAGGACTATAGTTATAGTTAAGGGTAAGAATTAAAGCAGGTAGTTGAGATACCTTGCCGTGAATAGCCCTACGGTGAGGTGGTTTATTATCCTTGCCATACTCAGACTGCTCTGAGACGTGGTGTAATACCATCACACAGGCCTCAGTCTTACGAGCCATATCGTGGAAGTCCACCATAATAGCTCGTAGTCCAGCCCATTCATTATCAGATTCAGCTACCACATTCATCAGGTTATCAACAACAATCAACTCTGGTGGAACTCCAAAGAGTTCAACATAAGCCTTGATCTCTAACTCAATATCATCTAATGATGGTGATGAGTCAAAGACAAACTGTATGTTGGACATATTCTCTAGGTGCTTGTCGTAGTAATGACGGTTACTATTCAAGTTTGTTTCCACCATAAGTTGACTGTGTCCTGATAAGTGAGAGGCTGCTCTCATCATCACTGTTGCTATGTCGGTATCAGCCGAGAAGAATAAAGTTGGAACCTTTGCTTTAACTGCATAGATAAGAGCAAACATACTCTTACCAGCATTGGGTGCGGCGGCAACCATACATACCTGACCTCTACGGAATTTGATCTGCCTCTTAGCAAGATCATTCCATACATCAGGTAATGGTGTTGCATTGGTATTACTACCACGCCACGCCCTATTTAAATTAAGCAACGTGTTCCTCTCTAGGCAAAGTAATACCTATCAACCTTCTAATTTTGGTTCTCTTTACTGCAGTAAGTCCGCCCCAAGTTCCAAAGCGTTCTCTTTTGATGCCCCACTCAGCACACTCTGCCAAGTGAGGACATCCATTACAAACATTGATTGCCTGTTGAGTGTGGACTCTATCCCCGTTTTCTACTTCAGGATAGAAAAGTTCCATACCTACTTCGGCACAAGCTGGGTTCTCAAAACTCCAAGGAACCCGCATAGTTTACTTCAAAAAGATAGGGTCAACCGGTACGTAACCTTCTGGTTTACGCATCGGCTTTGGACCTTTCATTGGATCAAACCAACCTTTATAAGGTTTACCTTTTTGTGAAGTACCACTAGCAAATACCATCTTGCCATTAACACAATCTGGTGCATCTGATCTACCGTAAGTCCAGACAGTTCCATTCTTATCGGTCATCTGTTCACCACCACTTTCATCTGATACCACTGTGGTACCACCTAATGCTTTTTTAGCATAAGAGATTGCATTACTGCTACTAAATGATTGTGGTGTTGCGCCAAGTGAAGCGCCAGTTGTTGTTATTAGTGTTGATAGATCAGCGATTGAAGTTAGAGATGCCTCTAATTCACCCTGACTAATTGCATAGACATTGATTAAAGTTCCATCAGCTAACTTGTAGTTGATTTGGAACTTAGTGCTTTCCGGTGCAGCCATTTACTTACCTCCAGTATGTTTGACAGTTAATCTTACTGATTCCTGTCCTTGTTTCTTTGGTACAAAGCCGAGAAGTTTCTCAACCTCTTCGGCATCTACTGAACTACGCCCTGAGATAGTGCTCCAGGATATGGATACACCACTGTTTGTTTGTCCAGCAAATCCTTCTAGTGCAGTCTTTAGTGACTCACGTTCATCTGTTAACTCTTTAATCTTTGCATCTAATTGTAAATATTTCAAAGCTGATGTGTCCACTTCTGGATCTTCTATTTGGACTTCACCCTCTTTGATAAGTTCTTTTTTTATACCAGTACATCCAACCTTGCCCGACTCATCAAAGTACTTGCAATAGAACTTGCAGTAACTCTGATCACGCTCTGGCTCTGGGGATATTGCGCTCTCTTTAATAGCAGATAACCAGTTCAAGGCATCCTCTGCTAACTTCGGATCATAAGGTTCTGAATGAACCTTCACATCTCTTTCATCACCATCTCTGGCAATGGCTACTAGATTAACAGTTCTGGGTGTCCCCTTACCAGACTTGTCAAGCAAGTAGCCATATACCTGAACTTGCCAACGCTGTTGTAGCGATGGGAAGTAAGATAGATTTTTAACCTTAACGGTTTTCCAATCTATCACATCTCCTGTTTCTGGTATATATAAATCTATATGAGCCTTCATTCCATTGTATTCAACAGATGTTTCAACCCAATACTTTTCACCCTTTGGATCTGCAGTTGCAATTGCTTTCTCTATCTCAGCGTGAATAGCAGTACCCATAATAGCTGCAAGTTTTAATTCATTCTCATTGGTAATCTCTTGACCATTAAGGCGATACCAAACTTTCTTACGGCAACCACCTAACTCTGATGGACCTACCTGTGTCTGTTTAGATCTAGCCCTACCAGCATCCTTAGCCCGTAGTACCTCTAACAGTAATTCTTTCGGATCGCTCATATGGACATCCATCCCTCATACTGTGCATCAGGATTATCCTGTAGCCACTGCTCTCTCATCTTGTTCTGTTCCTCCCAGTTAGTATTGGTATCTCTAAAAATCTTTATACCATCCTCATAGCCTTTTTCATAGGCCTCCTGGATAGCAAACTTCCTAGTCTTATTCATTGTTCCTACTTAGTAAATTGTGTTTTGATACTAGCAGTACCACCACACCAAACGTTGTATTGGATTGCTATATTGATAGCTTTCTTTGCAGCACCAGTCGCTTTTGTATGTGTCTTAGTATCATTCTCTAGTGCAACCAATGCACCAAGAGCTAGTGAACCACCTGAGCCTATGCCATATAAATTTCTATCATCTCGCATATAACCGTAGTCATCACTGATCTGATAAAGATTTCCATTAAAACAAACTAAAGCATCCCAGCCTGAATCATCATCAGCTTTACCTTTAGGATTAGGATCATAACCTGCATCA